TTATATATAATATATAAATATATAACCTACTAAAGTAGGAAACAGCCAGAATACTGCCGTTTTTCAGGGACCGTTTATAGAGCGTTTTTAGGGGATGAACTGATGGGTAGAAAACCTGGGATTCAGAATATCCCAAAGGGCGAAGCCCAAGAAAAAGTTCTCCTTCAACTGGAGCAAGGCAGCACAATTACCGCTGCTATGGCGTCCGTGGGACGTAACGATGTCACCTTCCGCCAGTGGTCAATGAACGACCCTGACTTCAAGGATAGAGCCGACAAAGCCCGCCTTGTTGGTAAAGGCATCATCGCTGACCTGGGCAACCTCAAAGAGATTTCCTACCCTGACTTTTCCACACAGTTCCTAGACACCCAGTTATTCCCACATCAACTTAACTGGCTAGACCTGATTGACGGAGTGGAACCCCGCTGGCAACCTAAAGGTATGACCTATGAGCCAGGCGACCCAAAGCGTATTCTGATTAACGTGCCACCTGAGCACGCCAAGTCTACGACTATCACGACCAACTATGTTTTGTACAAAATTATCACTGAGCCAAATACCCGCGTAATCATCGTCTCTAAGACTCAGGGTATGGCAAGAAAATTCTTAGGTGCGATTAAAACCCGCCTAAGCCACCCAGCCTACATCAAGATGCAAACAGCATTCGGACCTAATGGCGGGTACAAGGCTGATTCAACACAATGGTCAGCCGATATGATTTACCTAGGCACAGGTCGTGACTCAGGAGAAAAAGACCCTACGGTACAAGCACTGGGGTTTGGGTCCCAGATATACGGAGCACGTGCAGACCTGATTATCCTAGACGATGTGGTGATGAACTCAAATGCCCACGAGTGGGAAAAGCAAATTGAATGGCTTCAAAAAGAAGTTATCACCCGTCTCGGACGGCACGGAAAACTGCTTATAGTTGGAACCCGTGTCGCTCCGATTGACCTTTATAAAATGATTCGGGATGGCGGACAATGGACTGGGGGCAAGTCACCCTTTACCTACTGTGCGATGCCAGCAGTTCTAGAGTTTGATGAGAAACCTGAAAACTGGAAGACGCTCTGGTCTCGTACCAATATCCAAGAAAACGATATTGACGAGATTGGTGAAGATGGACTTTATCCGAAGTGGGATGGACCCTCTCTATTTAAGAGACGCTCTGAAGTTGCGCCATCTGTCTGGGCTATGGTCTACCAGCAAGAAGATGTCACAGAAGACTCAATCTTCTCACCAACTTGTATCGCAGGTTCCGTCAACGGAATGCGAAAGCGCGGACCACTAAAGGCTGGAGTCCCTGGACATCCACGGTCAACTGATTCTTCTTACACTGTCATAGGTCTTGACCCAGCAATGGCTGGAGCCACAGGTGCGGTAGTTGCAACATACAACCGAGCCGATGGAAAGATTTATGTTTTGGATTGTGTCAATATGACAGAACCAACACCTATGAAGATTCAGGCTTTGATTGAAGAGTGGGTTGAAAAGTATCGCCCACAAGAACTAAGAATTGAAATCAATGCTCATCAGAAGGCTTACGCCCTAGATGATAACTTACGAAACTTTTTAGCCCAGTATGGTTGCCAACTTAATTCGCACTTTACTGGCAAGAACAAGTGGGACGTTGGCTTTGGTGTTGCTTCTATGGCTTCACTATTTGGAACTGTCAGAGATGGTCGCTTCCAAGACAACAACTTGATTGAACTACCAAGCAATGAAGGTTCTGAAGGTCTTAAGACATTAGTTCAGGAACTCATCACTTGGAAGCCAGACACACGAAATCCTACTGACTGCGTGATGGCTCTCTGGTTTGCGGTTATCCGCATCCGAGAACTGATGCAACAATCAACACGAGTAGGCAGTTATGCAAATAATCGCTGGGCAACACGAGCACAGATTAACCAGCGCACATCACTTAATTTAGACGAAGCCTTTGCAGAGCAATGGGTAGAAACCTACGGATAGGACAACAATGGCATTAACAATGGAACAGGTAGCAGCAAGAGTTCAGGCTCTTCGCTATCGTAACTCAGAGCGTGATGCACGCAACCTTGACGTTCTTGCTGTCCGTAAGGGAAAGATTTCTGAAGTTTATCCTGACTTCTTTCCAGATGGCGTTGATGCCAACGTAGTAGCAAACTTTATTGACATTGTAGCCCGTGACCTTTCTGAGGTTATGGCTCCACTTCCTGCTGTTAACTGTTCCGCAGCAAATGCAGTCAATGACCGTGCACGTAACTTTGCTGATAAGCGCACACGAATTGCATCTAACTACTTCCAGAACTCAGACCTAGCGGTACATATGTACTCAGGTGCTGACTGGTATCTCACCTATGGTTTCGTCCCTTTCATTATTGAATTAGACGAAGAAGCAAAACTGCCACGTATCCGCGTAGAAAATCCAATCGGGGCTTACCCAGAATTTGACCGCTACGGACGTTGTGTGGCTTTTGCAAAACGATATATGATGTCACTTGGCGAACTTGTTTCACAATTCCCTGAGTATGAAAGAGAACTACTTGGTGGCTACGGCTACAAGCAGGACCTCAATCACCAGGTTGAAATGATTCGCTATTACGATGCTGACCAATCAATCATCTATATCCCATCAAAAGATAACCTAGTTCTATCACAGGCTAAAAACCCTATTGGTAAAATGATGGTTGTCATTGCACGTAAGCCATCTATTGATGGAGAACTTCGTGGTCAATTTGATGACGTACTTGGCATTCAGTTGCTTCGCAACCGCTTTGCCTTGCTTGCTATGGAAGCAGCAGAGAAGAGCGTTCAGGCTCCTATCGTACTTCCAAACGATGTTCAGGAATTACAACTTGGTGGAGACGCTGTTATTCGTACAGCAAACCCAGCGGGTGTACGCCGTGTAGAACTTTCACTTCCTACTGGTGCATTCACTGAACAAAGCCTACTCAATCAAGAACTCCGAGTTGGTGCTCGTTATCCTGAATCACGTACAGGAAATGTTAATGCCTCTATCGTCACAGGACAAGGCGTACAGGCTCTTATGGGTGCATTTGATACCCAGGTTAAATCAGCACAAGCAATCTTTGCAGCAGCACTTCGTGATGTAATCACACTTTGCTTCTGTGTAGATGAAATGATTTTCCCAGAAGAAAAGACAATTCGTGGTGTTGACTCAGGTTCACCTTACGAAATTACATACAAGCCTTCTAAGGACATTAAGGGTGATTACTCAGCCGATGTTCGTTACGGAATGCTTGCGGGACTCAACCCTGCACAGGGTCTTATCTTTATGCTTCAGGCTCTTGGTGGTGGACTTATCTCCAAGGATATGGCGATGCGTGAACTTCCATTCACAGTGAACGTCACTCAAGAACTTGAGAAGATTGAAATTGAAAATATGCGTTCGGGACTACTAAGCGCATTAACTGCATCAGCACAAGCCATTCCACAAATGGTTGCACAGGGACAAGATGCTTCAGAGATAGTACGAAATATTGCTGCGGTTATCAAGGCTCGTCAAAAGGGTCAGTCTTTAGAAGACGCGATTGAAGCCACATTTACTCCGCAGCAACAAGTTCCTCCTGCTGGGGCACCATCAAATATGGTTGAGCAACCGTCCCCTGCTCCCGAAGGCGTTCCAGCAGGAGGCGCTCCTTCTCCAGAGGGCGGAGTAACTCTGCCTCCAATGGAAGGACCAGCACCAGATGTACAAAGTATCCTTTCCAGTTTAACTGGTTCAGGTGGAGCAAACGCAAGCGTAAGAACTATTCAACGACAATAATTAAGTAGGGGACAATGACAACAATAATTGGCTTGGAATATGCTAAAAGCGCATTTATTGTTGCCGATAGTCAGACTACCGATGACAGTGGGCGAATTTATAATCACCCTGATGTCAAGAAGATTGCTGAACGGGGACACTTTTTAGTTGCAGGGTCAGGCGAAGTCCTGCCTTGTGATGTAGCGCAACATATATGGGAACCACCAGTTCCCGCAAGAGCAGATTATAAAGACTTGTATCACTTTATGATTGCTAAAGCAATGCCATCTCTACGCAAATGCTTATCTGAGAATGGTTATAACTTTGATGAAGATACAAAAGAAATGCGCTTTCAGTTTATTATCGCTGTAGGTGGAGAAATTTTTGATGTAGACCAAGAGTGTTCAGTATCTAAATCTGACACTGGTGTCTACGCAGCAGGTTCTGGTGCAGCATATGCGTTAGGCGCATTACACGCTGGAGCAGATGCTTTTGAAGCAATGGAAATAGCGGCAAAACTTACAGCATTTACAGCGGGACCTTACATCTCAAGAGAACAACCCAAGCATATTAAGTAGGAGACATAATGACAACTGCACCACAAGAAAATCGTGGAGGGGACCGCCCAACAGCACCTCAGAATAATCCTGCAAATGTCAATCCACTTGGTGGCAATGGGCAATCTGGACAAGCAAAACAATATATTTCAGGACTACCTTATGGTCAAGGTCAAGCAACTATGCAACAGCAATCAGGTGCACCTATGGCTAAGGCTTCAGTTCCTTCAGCACCAGCACCAGATTTAGGTTCACTTGCAGGAGCAATGGCTGGAGTTATTCCACTTGATGCACCATCACAAGATAATCGTCCAGTAACTGACGGTGCTCCAATAGGACCAGGAAGTGGCACTGAAGCCCTTCCACCTTCTATGCAACAAGACCAACGCATTCAAGAAAATGCAGATTTGATTGCACGTTACCTACCAGATTTGATTAATGCTACACGTGTCCAAGGGGCACCTGACTCTTACAAGAGGTTTGTGAATTATCTCAAAGGCAGAATCTAATGCAGTGGGCGGAAAATACTTTTTTTGACCATTTAGATAAATTTGCTAACTCATTAGGCTATGAAAACTTTGGCATTGCATTTTGCTTGTCAACAGTAAACTGGCAAACCACAGAAGAACGTGACACATTCATTCGTTCCATTACTGGAACAGATGTTCAAGGCGGAAGCCCATCTAATTTTAATCCAGGAAGCGTGGTGAAGTAGTGTCTTTATGGGATGACTTCACAAAAACTCTTGGCTCTGTAGTTAAAGAAATTAGCAAGGGTCCCACAGGTTGGGCTTCAGATGTATTAAAGGCTGGCGCTCCTGTTATTGCCAAGCCAGTTGTCAAGTATGTTGGTAAGCCAGTAGCACAGCAAATATCTAAGAGTGCCTCTGGAATTATGCAAGGATTTGGTGCTGCAGGATGGATGCCTGGCGGTACTCAGGCTGGTCCAATTATTACTGCTGGAGCAAATATTGCAGCAGGACGCATTATTGCACAGACTGGCGCTGACCTTACAGGTGAAGCACAGGCTGCAATGACAGGTATGCTTGCAGATAGCACAGCAAAAAAGGTTCAGATGTATGACCCAATGCTTGCTACGGCAGTTGCTGCTGAAAAATATGTTTTTAGTCCAGTAATTAAGCGACCAATTTCCACTGCTGCACTCTTGGCTGACCCTACATCACCACTTTACGATGCAGGTGTATACGGTAAAGGCTTTCAATGGGACGATGTTCGTGCTGCATACAACCGAAGCGAAGATGTTTCACTTGGTATCGCATTAACTAAGTCACTCTATAACCCATTACTTCACGTAACTGGATTAGATGAAGCAGTGAAGAGGCAGGGTCTTGACCTTGACAATGTAAATCTTTGGAATGACGAAGATATTAAAAAGAATTTTACAGACAATACCCTAGGTCGGTATATGTCTGGTCTCACAGATGTTGTCGTTGGCAACCTTGCAATTCAGGCTGGCGTAACTGGTGCTTTATCAGCATCTAAGATGCTTGCAGCATCAGCAGGGTTTACAAACTCTTTAAAACTTAACGATGCTCAGTCTTTAGTCAAAGCAGAGAAATTAATCACTGACCACTTTGCAGAAGGTGGAACAAAGAGCCAGTTTGGTAGCGATGTTGAACGCCTTGCTATATCTAAAGACCCAAATGAAGTTATGGATATTTTATCCGTACACTCAAACAACCCATATCTTCCTAACTTAATTCTTAAGACAGAAGACCCTCTGGTTGTACGTGATTTCCTTCTTGCTGATAAAGGATATGGTCCAGCAATTGAGCGTCTTGCTAGTTTAAAGATGTCAGATGATATGTGGATTATGTCTGATGCTGCAAAAGAATTAAGTGCTGAGTTTGTTAAAACTGGTAGATTGCCACAATTTACATTTGAACAACGCAAGCGCATCTCAGCAGCGTTTGATGACTCTATTGCGAAGAATGAAAAGCATCAAGAAGTCTTTGATGCCTTTATGCGTGATGAGCGTATCATCGGTCCTACAACGGAGCAGATGGCAGTAGCAGGAATGAATCCAGGTGAACTGGATATGGTTCCACGTTTCTTTGGAAAAGACTACAAGCCAATGGAACCAATCATTGGAAGCAGTGCTTACTCAAAGGTTCGTACACGTGCATCAGAACTACGCACCGCTGCTGTCAATGGAGACTTCAGCAAAGTCGGTGGAATGACTCAGGTCATTATTGGACGCAAGGGTGCTGCTACAGCACTAATTAAATTTGTTGGTGGAAAGATGCCACGAGGAGTTGCAACTAACTCTGGTCTTCGTCCACTTGACGTGGTTGAAGAAATCAATGCACATCTTGATGACCTACAATTATTTAGAAATGGTACAACACCAATCAAGATAATTAAAGATGGTCAGTTTGCGACTATTCCTGCTGCCGAATATCGTAGAAATTTCATAGCCAAGTACCTATCTGCACAAACAGACGGGGACCGAGGAATGATTCTTGATGAACTCAATGCCACACTTATCTATGATGTTGCCCGTACTCACGGTGTAGCACAAAGATATGTTGAAGCATTTGTTGAGGATGCAACAAATAATCTTAAGAAGTTCCATAATGACTTAGCAGTTGAGTCATACTCAATGGACCCAACAGGTGTACGCGTTCAGGTTGACCCAAATACACAGCGTCAACTTCGCAATGCCACACCTCTCCTACCAGTTGGTAGAATTGAATCAGACATTCTTCGTGCTAAGAGCAATGTAGTCCGTAAGGGTGGTAAAAAGGTTGCGGATGTTACAGACTTTGCATACGAGTTTGGTAATAAGGCGTTCTCATTTACTCAGTTGGTTCGTCCATCTTATATTGGAAAGAACTCAATTATTGAGCCTTTACTTGTATCAACATTGTCACACGGTTCAAGAGTAATAACAGATGAGTTTACATCTACAATCAAGAATGCAATTGTTAACAATAAGAATCGCGTATTGCGTACAATTCAAGCAACTTCAAACCTAACATCTCCTGCTAAGAAGGCACTTGCTGATGACTTTGAGTTACTTGCCAAAGAGTATAATGATAGCGTTGAACTTGTTGAGAATCACATTGCTGAGTATTCAGATTACTTTATTAAAGCAGATGGTCGTTCGCCACAGACCAAGATTGAGAATGCTGCACGTGTAAAGCGTGACCTTAATCAGGCTGAACGCCAACTACGTGATATTGAAGAGCGAATCAATGATGCCTCTCCTGAATTTACTAATGCTGTAACTAAGCAACCTACACTTTATGGTCTAGTGCGCCGAGTTAAATACTTAGAAAGCCTGGCATTAAGTCAGCCTGTAAAAACAGTTGCCCCTAAGATTATTGAAAATACAGATGAAATGATTTCTGTTTTAAATAGTCAAAGAAATCGTGGTTTCACTGTTGATAACTACAAGCAATTTGAAGATTCACTTGTTAAATATACGAATGGAAGCGGTGACTATAGTCTAGTCAACTCTGTTCTTCGCGGTAGATATGACGCATCACCAAAAGAAATGTTAAAAGTAAATAAAATTGTTTCTGATATGGACTCTCTTATTTCAAGCGCGCCAGTTCTTGATAA